TATGTATTAATACTAATAACACAGACGATGTGTTAGGTAACTTTTATAGAGCTTTAGCTTCTAATAACTCTAATGCGTTAAAGAATATACACATTCCTAGGTCAGATGTATTCTACGTAAGACAAGCAATATATAATGACACAGGAACTTTGTATTCTTTAGATCACGTAGAAAGAGCTATGTATCTTGAAGGTTACTTAGATAAAAAAGATGTATTAGACCCAGATAGGAAAAGACCTTATGCGGATTAGCACTTCTATATTATTATTTTTATGTATTATACCTCTTAGCGGATGCTTAGGTACAGGTATGCTTGTAAGTAAAGTTTTTGGTGGCGGTAAATCTACGGGAACTGAAGTTAAAGCTGATGTGCAAGTAGGCAAGACTAACACCAAAGCCCTTGTATCTAATTCAGAAGCAACCGAAACTAATGCAGGGGATAACGCTACAATTACAAACACTAAAGTTGAAAGCCAACTAGCACCACAAGGTGACGTAGATAGCATAAACGTAATGAACCAAGATATACCTTTGTGGATGATCTTGTTACTTGTACTAGGTTGGGTATTACCTTCTCCGATAGAAATATGGAGGGGTTTCCTTAAAACGATAACGTTAGGACGATACCGTGGGTAGAACAACTCCACCAAAAAAAGCTATACCAAAGACTACTAAAGGTAGGAACGCTAACTACCGTAAGACTAAAGACGGTGCAGGTATGACCGCTAAAGGTGTTGCAGCATATCGCGCTGCAAACCCAGGTAGTAAGCTAAAGACTGCTGTTACAGGTAAAGTTAAAAAGGGTGGTAAACTAGCAGCCAGACGAAAATCTTACTGCGCTAGATCTTTAGGTCAACTAAAAAGAAGTTCAGCTAAGACTAGGAATGATCCTAACTCTAGAATAAGACAAGCTAGAAGACGCTGGAAGTGTTAACACATGAGGAAATAAGATGGGTGACAAAAAAAAGAAAACAAAGCAAACATATAAAGATTCTTTATCAAGACCAGGAAGAGGTGTTGCTGGTTTAGACACAAAAGTAGGTGGATTAGGAAAAGAAAGTAATCTTTCTTATAATGCAGTAAAAGGTACAAAGTATGGTGAAGTAGACAAAGAAATGTCTTCAATGCCAAAGTCTTTAAGAAAAATACTATCTTACAACCCTCTTAGTTTTTTAAATCCGTATAAAGATTCATCAAAGAAAAGAACAGGTCACACAGACTACCGCAAAAAAGGAATGTTTAACAAATGAGTATATTTACAGACAAGAAGAGCCGCCTAGAAGCACACGGGTTTGTAGTCCAAGATGAAAACACAGTATTAGGACCACAAGGTCAGCCTGTTGCAGGTATGGATGCATACGGACAAGTGTGGTTCAAAGAGGAAAGCATTGAAGCTATATGTAATGGCACAATGGTGGAAGAACCTAAAGAAGAAGAACAAGTAGAGATGGTACGCGCTAGAAACGATAAAGGTCACTACATTAAAGATGACCCTAGCACACCTGAGAATGAAGCTTGGACTACCAAGATAATCAAAAAAGTAATGCCCACCAAGAAAAAGAAATAATGACGCAAGAAGAGCAACTAACAACGTGGCTTAAATCTTGCCCCGTGGATTACTTAGAAGATATATACAGTAGAAAAATAGGTCAAAGAACTTATAGGTTTGAGATACTAGAGGAGCTTGAAGATAGTGTCACCTAAGAAGTTACAAGTAGATAGTAAATACGCTATGGCTGATACAGATGGTGACGGCATAATTACTGATGAAGAAATGGATCGCCACGAGCGTTGGATACGTTTAGAGAACGAAGATAAGCTAATGGATACGCAACGCATAATGGCGTGGTTAGCGATGTCTGTAACTATAGTAGCGGTACTCATTATATTTACGCCTATAGTTAACGCAGAAAAAGTAGAAGCAGCGTCTAGCTTCTTAAATACATTTATTGTAGCGCAATTAGGTGTCGTAGTAGGCTTTATGGGTGCTACAGCTTTAAGTAAAACTAAGACTAAGTAAAAGGAATACATACAATGAGTAGAGAAGCGCAAGAAGCTAAGCTTCAGAAACAGTTAGAGAAGCTACGAAAGCAAGCTAAAAGTATCCCATCTAAAAAACCTTTGAAGATGGACAGAGAGTCCGTAGAGAAACGTAGAGAAGAAAAACTAGAAAAAAGACGTTTAAAGCTTAAAGCTGAAAAGCAAATGAAAAGTATACAAGCAGAACTAAAAAAGTTAGCTGGACCTTCATATCGTTCTAAGTTAGACAAACTAGAGAAACTTCAGAAGTTTGGCAAAAAGAAGCCAAATAAACCTAAGGTGACTGAAATGGCGATGTTTAAAGGCGAGTTAATACCTAAGAAGGATTACGATGTTATAATGGATACACGTAAAGCATTAGGTAAAAATAAAGGAGGTATTATGCCAAAGAAAAATAAAAAGACAATGGGCTACTTAAACGGTGGACAAGTAGAATTAGATAAAAACAAAGACGGTAAGATATCTGGTGCTGATTTTAAAATGATGGGTCGTGGTGGATTATCTAAACAAGGTATGTCTGACTACCGTGGTGGCGGTATGTTTTACAGTTATAAAAAACCAAAGTAATGTATCTCGCTATTATATTATACTGTACAACGATAACAGATGTAGACACTTGTGATATTCTAATAAGAAAACATCATTTGTTTGAAACAGAAAAAGAATGCTCAGAACAAGTTCTTTCTGTAGGTAGGGGCTTGGCTAACTCAGGAAACTACGTTAAGGGCAGTTGTTTTGAGTTTAACCCTTTTAGTCCTTCTATTTAAAGCATAACAGGGTTGCAATAATAACATTTTTATGATATAACTAAATATGGTATAACTTCCTTAATCATTTTAAAGAAAAAAGGAGTTATACAAAATGATAAAAAGATTTTTAAAAGTATTAAAGACTTATTCTAAAAACAGAACTGCTTATTGGCAGCTAATGAATATGACAGATAGAGAGTTGAATGATTTAGGTATCTGTCGTGGTGAAATTAAAAGATTAACAATGGGGGAATAAAAACTATGGATTGGATCAAAGGAAGATTAAAAGAGCCTTCAAGCTATCTAGCAGTTGCTGTAGGTGGCGTAGGTCTAGGTATAATATTTGGTAGCCCGTTATTTACGTGGGCAGGTATTGTTTGTGGTATCTTTGGTTTAGTACTAAAGGAAAAAGGTGGAGCAGAGTAACATGAGTTATATTAAAAGACTAATACGATCTTTGTTAAATATGCCTTGTGATTGCTGCGATAAATGTGAGTGTGGAGGTTAACATGAAGGGTGTAAAACATTATTTACGTAATGGAAAAGAGCATAAAGGTAGTAAGCATAAAATGCCTAACGGTGTATTACATACAGGTATAAAACACAATAGCAATAGTAAACGTTTGTATCATTTTAGTGAACTGTCTAAGACGGCTCAACTTAGAGCTAAAGGCAAGTAGTAATTATGGGAACAAAGAAAAAATCACCTACGCCCACAAATAAAAAACTATATAATAGAGTAAAAGCAGAAGCCAAACGTAAATTTAAAGTTTATCCTTCTGCTTACGCTAACGCTTGGTTAGTTAGAACATATAAAGACCGTGGTGGTGGATACGCGTAATGGCTCCTAGAAAATCTAAATCAAAAGGTAAATCGTATCAAGGTGGTTTACGTAAGTGGTTTAAGGAAGATTGGCGTGACGTAAAGACAGGTAAACCCTGTGGGCGTAGCGGTAAAAAGGATAAAGATAGACCTTATCCTGCCTGTAGACCTGCAAATGTAGCTTCAAGGATAACTAAAAAAGAAGCTGCTAAGAAAAGAGGATCAGGGAGAGTAAACTGGTCGGTTACAGCATCAGGTAGAAAAAGAAAAAGGGCAACAGCGTAGTTATGGCTAGACAGTTAACAGAAAATCAGCAGAACTTTTTAGAAGTATTATTTGATCAAGCGGCAGGAGATGTAGTCCTCGCTAAAAAACTATCAGGTTATAGTGATAATACACCTACTCGTGTTATAGTGGAGTCACTAAAAGAAGAAATAATGGACGCTACACGTACTTATTTTGCTAGAACTGCACCAAAAGCAGCGTTTGCTTTAGGCAACGTTATGAATGATCCCACTGAGTTAGGCATAAAAGAGAAAATGGTAGCAGCTAAAGACGTTTTAGATCGTGCAGGGTTGATTAAAACTGATAAAGTTGATATTCAAACTTCTAGTGGTGTGTTTTATTTACCGCCTAAAGAAGGTACAAACGAATAATGAATAGAAACTACAAAAAAGAGTACAAAAATTACCAAG